AAAAGGATTATATGCTTTTTCGGCAATATCATCGTGCATGATATCTTGTTTGGTATCATTAATTGAATTTAGATATTCAAAGGGATTCATGCCTGTACAGCTCCAAACTCTAAAGCTCTAACCAAAGTTTGCATTCTCATAACATCCATTGTAATATCATGCGCGGGATCATGAGCAATAAAAAGTGATTCTAATCCTTCTGGAATAAAAGAATTTTTAATATCTGTTCCCCAAGCCATACCATCAATAAAAGACCGGGTATCTCTATTTTGCCAATGTTCCCAAGGTATTACTTGACTATATTGTAAACCAATATAATCAAGAATAATAGGGTCAAAAGTATTACCACGGGAAAATACTTTATCTATTTTAGTATTACCGATGTATTTACTAATAAAAGGGATACACTCAGATAGCAATTGATCATTGGTCGATGGTTTTAATTTAGCTCGAGCCTCAGCAGATTGTTCTCCCCACCATTTTAAGGTATCAGGATTAATTTTTCTTCCATGATTTTTTACCTGATCCTCAACATTAAATTTAATAAGCCCTACGTTATCCAAAAGTTCTGAATACTCATAAGGTTTATTATCGGTAAATTTGACAAAATCAAATTCAAGAATTGCCATTGATATAATGGGTGCATTAATTCTATCGGTTGATAGTGTTTCAAAATCAAATATGTAGTTCATTAATACCATCCATTATCATAATCAATTTCATAAATTTTTTTTAATTTTTTTATAGTATTATCTGATAGAGCATTTGTATTTAACTTATTTTTGGAAGGATTTTTATGAATATTATCTATTCTATCGAACCAAATATAATTATCTTGTAAATATTCTATCATATTTTTAAATTCTTTTACATAATAAATTTTATCATACACATTGGAATTGCCCATCCAAAATGTTTGGGGTAAAAGGTGGTGATCAACCTCATTAATTTCCAAATTTATATTAATCAAAAATTCTTCTATTAATTCTATTGATGGTTCTATTATATTCAGCCGAGTTTCTAATAAGTATTTTACCGCAGATAATGCTCTATCAATAGGATCTCTTTTTAATGCAATTTTATAGGAATTATATCTAAATAACAATAATCCACTTTTTTCATCTATTTCTTTTTTTTCCATTAATAAATCATATACAAATTTTCTTTTACTAAAGGTCATAGGTGAATCTATACCATAATGTAAGAGACTATATGCATATTTTAAAGATGTATTTGCATTCTTAGGACATAATCTTATATCAATTTTATTATCAAAATAAAGTGTACGATACCCTTTTAAAGGATTATCTCTTATATCATTTGATTCCTTAGTAATCTCTGGTGTTTTTTCATACATTATGTCAATTATATTTGACATTATAGAAATTCTACCCCAGCCATAATTTCGGTCATACATGCAACCATATTAAGCTCATGATCGGCTACAAAAGAATCTTTGTATTGATAATCTGCAAGGATAAGAACCAATTGTGGAATTGAGTGTGGTTTCACATATTGGAACATATTATCATAGAGTGAACGCATAATAGCAGCGGTATCCACATCCATATTATTTACAACCCAACCACGCATTTTCTTAAAGTCTTTATCTTTAAGATACATAAACAGATCATTATAATTGCTAATGTCCTCTTTATGCGCCGATTCACCGGTACTTACTCTTCTCTGCAATTCATTAATTACACGGCGCCAATCTGGTGCGTGTTTCATAATAAGATTTGCAATATCTTTCTTACCGTAGTCAACATTCTCTTGATCAAGAATGTACTCAATTCTTTTCATAAATTGAGCGGCAAGTTCTGCCATTTCCTTTTTGGTGGTATTGAATTCATACACACCACACCGAGAATGGAGAGGTTCAATGATACGATTTTTAAAATTACAGGTAAGGATAAAGCGACAATTATTACTAAATTCCTCAATAAACCCACGGAGAGCAGGTTGTGTTGATTGAGGGTTAAGGTAATCAGCTTCGTCAAGGATTACAACTTTATAGCCGCCTTGAAGTGAAACTGATGAGGCAAATTGTTTTACCTTACCACGGAGGGTATCAATATTACCTTCTTCGGATCCGTTAATAATAATATAGTCAAGACCTAGTTCATTACACAAGGCTTTGGCAACAGTTGTTTTACCAAGACCTGCTGTGCCGGTAAAAAGCATATTTTGCATCTCACCAGAATCAACTACTTTTTGGAATGTATCCTTAAGAGGTTTTGGTAGAATTGTATCTGCAATTTTACGAGGACGATATTTTTCTACCCAAAGAAAATCATTAGACATTATAAGCCCTTTTCATTATATAGTGCATACATCAATTTTATATCATTTTCTTATACTTGTAAACTCATTTATTACGTCATACATTATTTCTTATGCACGTTAGTATTGAACAACTTTTACAAGGATTTAAAGGCTTTTTATTTTTTATGCCTTCTTTATATTTTTTTAGGATATTATTTTTTTCATAATAACTTATAATATCTTCTTTAAATATGTTACCTAATACTCTGCCCGACCAATCATTACAACATAAATTATAATTACCATTCCAATCTATGTAAATTTTATTATCTATATAATAACATTTTTTACCATCGTGATAGGTTGCGTGTTTATAATTAAAATGTTTTTCATAAATGGGATTTTCTATAGATCCTGCTCTATTATCAAGAAAGGGATAATTACTATTTAAAAATAAGGTTCCATTTATAAAATAGTGACGGACAGTGCCACCTTCTTTTTCATTATCGGGTTTCATAAAAACAAGTTTATTTTTAGAATTATATGTTTTTATTTCTGAAATTGCTTCTATAAAATCTGCATCATTATCAGAATATACTGCCCATCTTATTTGTTTAATTTTATGGGAAATGTGTTTAATTTTTTTTAGTTTTATCCCATTAGTATAAAGAACAATATTATCTATATTATATGATGATATAATCTCAATTATCTTATCAAATTCAGGATGTAATGTAGGTTCACCTCTACCTATAATTCTTAAACTTCCATTGGTAATAAAATCTTTAAAATTAGGTAATTTTAAAATTTGGTTACAAATTGCATGAATGGTATCCGAACTCATATTTAAATTTTGATTCGGATACCATGTAGATCTAGGACAAAATCCACATTTAAGATTACATAATTCTGTAATATTTAATGTAATTTCGTTTATCATTAACTATTTGATGCGTTCTCAGCCTGCCATGCTTCTGCAAGTTGAATTAGATGAGCAGCTTGATCCCTCAATCCGCCGATGGTAGAAAGTTCCTCACCCTTAAATGCACCACGTTGGGTAAGAGTATCAATTACTGCAATTGTACTACGTGCTACACGGTTGGAAAGATCGTAAATTTGTGAATGATTTTCTTGATTTGCAATTTTAGTTGCCATTATTAAGCTCCATATTTAGATGATTTTTCCAAGGCAATCCAATATTCAACCTTAGAATCTTTGTTAATAAAATGTGAGATAAGTTTAGATGAAATTTCCACTTGATAGTCATTAGGAATGAGTTTTAGATTTGAAATTGTAATAATAAAATCAAAATCAGAACCTTCATAAGATCCATCAACATCAATAGTGAAAGAGTTCGAGGTCGGATTATCCTTATCAAATACGGTCAAACTAATTGCACCATTATTTGGTCGGATAGAAACAACATCATGACCAAGAGCAGAAGCCGCTCTCTTGAGTTTATTTAGAGTGTCATTTGTGAGGTTAAATCTAACCTCAGTCGAAGGCATTGCAATATCCTTATTGGACGTGGTAAGATAATCCGTATCCGTAAAGAAATATTTTACCTTTGACAAACCTACGTTGTCATTTACAACAACATATTTATCATTGAAGGTAAGTGAATGTTCATCAACAAGACCAAGGACATTCAAAAACTCATTAAGGTCGTAGATACCAAACTTTACTGGAAAGTCAAGATCTACAATTGCCTTACCAAAGATATTTTTACCTTCGGAAAGTGTTCGAATGACGTTACCTTGTTCGATAACAATATTAGGATTAATTGTTGCAAAGTTTTTTAGCACTTGCATTGCTTGTTCGTTCAGCTGCATAATATGTTCCTCACTTAATTTTGCTGAAATTTTTATCTTTTACAAACTCAATTTTATTTTCAAATTTACCGTCCAGAATATCCCCTTTATGCGAAATAACAAAAACATTTGTATTATCATCAAGGCTGTAGATAATTTTCATTAGATTGTCCACACCTTCATAGTCAAGAGATGAATCAAATGTTTCATCCAAAATCAATAGATTTGTAGCAATTGAATTTTTCATTTTAGCTACCTGGCGCCAAGTGAATAGTAGAGCCAGGTCAATGCGTTGTTTTTCACCTTCAGAGAACGAATCATACGAAAAACTATCTCTATGTCTAGATCTGATTGATTCCGTAAATGCTTCATCCAAATGGAAGTGTACAAAAAAGTCAAGCGTTTGTAAATATTGATTTACCAATTTATTGATGACCGGAAGATACTGCTTCACAATCTTTGTTTTGATACCAGTATCTTTGAGCATTTCTGCAATAGCTGCATTATATTGGTATTGTTCACTATGCTTGAGCTTCTCCTCAAACCTAGAGTCTTTTTCATCAATAAATTTTTGTAGATCATTTTTAGCCAGAGATATGTCACTGGTTGTATCTGTAAGATTTTCTATTTCATCGTGAATCAAATTAACTTGAGAATTGATCCGATGAATGGTTTGTGAATTATTGTTCAATTCATTCTGCCATGTATTTATATCGGTAATTCTATCTTGTGCGGTTTTTAATTCTGATGCAATATTTTCAATCTCTGTGTTAAGTTTTGATAGAGCATCTTGTAATTCTTTTGCTCTATTTTTAGCATAATCCAATTTGGATTGTCTTACACTCTCATCAATCTTTTGTGTACATGTTGGACAATCATCATTCTCTTCAAAGAATTTAGCATCTTTAACTACAGTTTTAATATCTGTATTAAATTGTGTTTGATATTGGAACAATAAAGATTGTTTCTTTTGTAGTTTTTGAAGTGTAAATGGCCAAACCGCATTATTATGACTAATTTTTATAAGTAACTCATCATTTTGACGGCTGAGTTCCGCAGATTCATCTCTAAGAGTTCTGATATGTGCCTCTTTTTGTTCTCTAAGATCCTTATTAATCCTATTAATATCGGTAATGTATTTCTTTTGAGTTTCAATTTTATTTTTTAGAACCTCAATTTGATATTCCACATCACGGATTTTATCTTTGAGATTGGAATTTTTCTCTTTAAGGATAATATTCATCTTTGAGAAGATACCAATATCCAATAGATCTTCAATGACATCCCTACGATGTTGTGCAGGCAATTGCATAAACGGAATAAACGAAGATGAACCTAGAACAACAATCTGATGGAAACTTTTGTGATTAAGTTTTAGAATGTTTTGTTCTAGAATCTTTTGGTATTCTTTATTATGTGACTCTTGATTTAATAGGACGTTATTCCTATAAATTTCAAATACAACAGGTTTTAAACCACGGATAATCTTATATTCAAAACCACCAACGGTAAAAATAACCTCAACGGAACAATCTTTGTTGTTAATTGAATTTACAAGTTGTGGTTTATTGATATTACGATGCGGTTTACCAAATAGAGCAAATGCCAATGCATCCAACATAGTGGATTTTCCGGCACCATTGTGTCCTACAACCAGATGTGTTTTATGGGTAAGAAAATCAACTTCTGTCCAATTATTGCCTGTGGACAAAAAGTTGCGCCATCTCAAACTTTTAAATATAATCATGCTACTTCTAGGGTCTGTGCCTCAGTCATTAGTTCATGCATTTGAAGTTTAATCCGATCCTTGTCAAGTTCGGTATCAACACCATCAATATAACTATTGAGGAGTGACGTGGTATCTTCTAGCAGAATTGTGTCATCATCCACTTTTTCACCAATGAACTCATTAAAGTTCTCTTGGATTTTAAGCTCGTGTATTTTACATGATTGTATCTTATCAACAAACCGGTCAAATGTAAACACGTCACTTTTGTTTATGACAACAATTTTTACAAATTTATTTTCAACCAAAGAGAAGTCATATTCCAAATAATTAAAATTTGTATCATCATAATGAATACGATGGAACAGTGTGTGTGGATTTCGGATCTTGATAAGTTCCTGGGTCTCTGTATCAAATACATGGAAATATTTGTCGTTATGTGCATCACTCCAGAAAAATTCCATTTGGGATCCGAGGTAATGGATATTATTCTTAGATGATTTTACATGGTAGTGACCAGTATATACGGCTTGGAAGCGTTCAAAAATTGATGGATCCAAACCATGTGTACTTTCAACACCCTTTAGCATTTCAAAACCAATAATATCAAAATGTCCACCAACGTGTGTTGCCTTGGTTTCTTTTAGAAATTGCATGGTTGTCTTTTCATTTTCCTGATTAATCCAAGGAATCAAAGCAAAAGTTACATCACCATATTGGACATTTGTTGGCTCATGGATAATATTCACCACATCGGTATAATGTCCAAACAATTCTTTTAATGAATTTAGATTATTAGTATTTTTATAATAGGTATCATGATTACCTACAAAAATGTCCATTGTAATTCCATATTCTCTTAGTTTCTTAAGAAAATGATTACGATTACGATTCAATGCACGGAAGTTAATAAATTTTCTATTGTCATAGTAATCGCCGAGGTGGAGAATATGCTTAATTCCATTTTCAATTAAATAAGGAAAAAATATTTCTTTATAGAATTTCTCTGCATTGTCAAGAAATATATCAGAACTATTACGAACACCACAATGGGTATCATTCAAAATTGCAAATTTCATTCTTCAAAAAAGTCCATTAAATCAGAATCTACTGAAAGTTGATATTTTTTTCTATGCTTTTCTTTTTTTACAAATTCTTTTAGATCATCATCTTTTTCTTTTACCTTATCAATACGATCCTTAAGTGTGTCAATAAAGCTTTGCATTGCTTGGATTGATACTGGATCCAGATCACCTGATACAATATAATCCTCAATACCAGATTGAGAGAGATATCTTAGTCTGACATCCTGATGCTTTTTCTCTTTTGCAATTCGACGAAGGAATGCATACCAGGAAATTTGGGTAAAATAAGCAAAGGCATTTGGTAAACCAGTTCTTGTTGCAGCATCAATATTATAATTTTCAATTGCTCTTAAACAATTTTCAACTGCATCCATTACCATTTCTTCACGGTAAGTATATCTAATGAAATTAGATTTATGTGAAAGACCTTCGGCAATTCGTAGAAAAGATAATGCAATATAATCCGGTACAACAGG